AGATAATCCCATTAACTTATCTTTGTTCCCCATAGACACATCACCAAGCATTTTAAGATAATCCTGTGTTTTATCTACTTCAATTCCAAAGGCTAACATTGTCTGAGTGGCTTTAGCTAGATCACCCACCTCAAAAGGTGTAGTAGCTCCCATCTTTTTAAGGTCGGTAAATACCTTCCTACCTTTTTCAGCACTTCCGGTTAAAGTTTCAAAACTAGTAGACAATGATTGTAAGTCAGCTGCAGTTTTTATTCCAAACACAGTTGCAGCAGTTCCTGCCACTCCTAATATCTTGCCGTATTTTAATGCGGCATCACCAATATTACCAAAGACTTCACCTATTTTACTTCCAGCTTTTTTTATACCACTAGTAAAATTGTCAACTTTAGACTGAGCATCTTGCAAGCCTTTATTAAGACCTTTGAAGTCCCCATCAAATTGTGCTACTACTGCTCCTGCTGATAATGCCATATATGTGTTAGTTATTATTGCTAGTTTATCATTTGTTGCCTAATAACCTTTTTAGATGATCTAGGTTCTTTTCTAACTCTTGTGGCTTGATTTTCTTATCCTCTAACCTCATCTTTACCCGCTTAAACTCATTAGATAGTTTCTTACTATCTGTAGGTTTTAGATGTGGATTTGTGGCTATAGCAAGGTATACCTCCCACTCTGTCACTTGGTCTATTGCTTTCTGTTTTTGTCTTTTTAATGTTTGATTATAAAAAAACAATGCTTCTGGGATAGTCAGTTGCATTGTCTCTTGTTTTGAATACGAATAATTATGTGCAAAAAACTCTAATACAATCATCAATAGGCTAGGGGAGTGTGGCTCTACTTCTTGCTCTGGAACCTTTGACTGATTTTGGTAAATAAACCCAGCAGTTGCTCCACCCCATTAGCTTCTAATATCTCATCTATCAATGCTACAAGTTCTACCACACTAAGAGCCTTAATTTGCTCCTCTGAGAGGCTTTTATTGCTTAGGGTAGATAGTACAGGGATAGCCTTCTCTAAATTGTTTAAGACTATGTCTAGGGTTGAGCCAGATACATTTTCTTGGTCAATGTTTTGTGCTAACTCCAAGATGGGCTTAACCTCTTGGGTAAGCTCTAATACATCTTGAATTGTTAGTGCTTTTATTGCCATATTAAGCAGGTGTTCCAATATATCCTAATACTCCATCGGTGTTTGTTGCATCTATAAGTGCCATGAACTCTACTTCTATTTGGCTTCTATCATTGCTGAAAGATACTTCAATAGTCTCAGATGAAACTACAGCTTGGTGTAAAGTTATATCTGATCCAGTGTTAGATCCTTTAATGATTGGGTGAATAACTAATTTCTTAGCTAAAGCTCTTGTTGAAGCTCCTACTACCTCTCCAATCTTTAATTTTCCTCCAGCTACATCTGCTGTTTGTACTATGTTTTGTAATACTGAGAAAGAATACTCTGACATAGGTACAGTTACTCTTAATTGTCGTCCTACCTCTATCATATCATAAGGAGTTTCTGCTCCGTATGTATCAGATGACTGCATAACTCTTTGGGTTATTACCTCAAGTCGCACTTCACCTTCTGTTTCACCTAGAGATGTTCCTCCCCAAGTGACTGTAGCATATCCTACATTGATGTCTTGCATTGCCATATTCGTATAAAGTTAATTTTATAATTTTATATTATCACTTGTTGCCTAGTTCCTAACTTCCAGCACATAGTTCCCAGTAAACACAGCTCTACCTGTCTCATCCTCACCTATATCTGTCGGCTCTTGGAGTGCAAATATAGTGTATAGATAAGTCCCACCTAGTGTAGTGTTATATATCTGATGCATTAGATCATATACCTCATAGGCTAACTGCTGGGCATCCTCATAGTTGGTGTTCCTTACTACAACCTGAATAGTCGGCTTTATAATGTCAATATAAGTAGTAGGCTCTACACCTCCACTCTGGAATATCCCCACACAGTTGTCTATATTGGCAGGAAGTGTCCCTATGAATAAGTCTGTCCCTTTGGTAAGGGTAGTCTGTGCATCTATGTAATTGGCTATATCTGTTAGTAAAGTCATAGTTTCTTTTTAATTCTTGCATTAGTACCTGATTAGCTACTTTATTCCAAGTGCTGATATTCTCTTTGAGTGGGTTTTCCAGATACTTGTTTCTTCTACCATTGCTCCAGTTTCTTACTATCCTTGATCCATCTCTTCTCATCCCCTCGTGTTGGTACATTGCATACTTTGTGTCATACCCTGTAATCCAATACTGCCCTTCTTTTCTGAAGAAACCTGACTGGGATAGTCTCCCTGAGTAAAATGGCACTACATACCTAGACAGTCTTAGCAATTCCCCTGAGCATATTCTACCCCATTCATTAGTTAGATCCATATTCTGGAGTTTCTGCAAGTTCTTGCTTAATGTATTCTTGGTAATCCTAACACTAGACATACTTTTGGCATAATAGTTTCTTGTGATGTATCTCTCCCTGTCTTGTTCTAAATATCTGTATATCTATTACTCTAAACACCACCCCATCTGCTGTGATTGTATCATCTACATTAACTGACTGGGTAGGGTAGATCCAGACCTCCACATCAAAGTCTAAAGGTTTAGCCTGTAATCCTCTGTCTTGTCTCTTTGCATATACTAACCTTCCCTTTATATAGGAGGTAGTAGTTATAGACTTTCCATAGACATCATACCCACTTCGGATATTTAGCTCTATATCTTGATTAAGGTATTTGGCAAGACTAATCATCTTAGTATGTTATATAACCTGTAGTATCTATAAGTCCATTTAATAGTGACTGTGCTAGTGGTGAGAATGGTCGTCCCCCTACTAGTGCAAATCTTACATTAGCTCCTCCATAAGTCTCGGATAAGTCTCCTATTCTATATGATTCTACTCCTGAGATTATATTTAATATATCCTCATCTTTATACTGGGATAAGAAATAAGCCTGTTCTATCTGTGCATGTTGAACCTTCTCATCTATTGGATGTATGAATACTATCCCACTAGTGGTGTCTGGCTGTATTGTCCATCCTGAGACTGTAGCTGTTCCTGTAGCACTAACCCAATCGGTTATAGCTAAAGTCTGTCCCCTACCAGTCCCCTCTCGGATAACTACTGTTCCCCCATTCAAAACATCATCTGCTAAATACTGCTGTCCTCCTAGCTGTAAAACTGAGACTGTAGTAGCAGTTGCTGAGGTAGCATTGCCATAGTGTAGTGTATTATAATAAACCCTTGGGAAGGCTAGTTTTTGCTCTCTACGGTAGTCTTTATCTCTATCATATACCTCGTATGCCTTATATCTTATCTCATTCATCTGGAGTGCTGCTTGTTTTAAGAAAGCCTCCTTCTTTGCTGTAGATAGGGCAGCCCAAGCATCATAACCCTGTTTGGTTAATAGATAATCATTAGCTTCTGCCACGGTGACATAAGAGTTCTGGTCTGGGTGTGATAATATTGTATTTAATGCCATACTGTAATTTGATTATTACAATAAGTTTATCATTTGTTGCCTTATCTCATCATAAGACTTCTTTAAGCTGAATTGACTGGCATATTCTGCCCTCTCTTTATCTAATCCCTCTGTGAATTGTCCTGTTTTAGCTAACCACTCATTATATGCCTGTCTCAATTGTTTTCTGGCAGATTGTATCTGTGGCTCTGACCATACTCCTAGATCATGCTTGTCATAATCCTCCCTATAATATACAGCCCTGCCTTTATCACACTCAATCTCATAGCAATACCTATCATCAAAATACTCGGCTATCCCATGTGCATTAGGTATAATCACTGGCATACCTGTGTTCATTGCCTCTAATGGTGTCATCCCAAAACCTTCACCACGGGAGGGGAATATAAATACATCATGCTTAGCTAATAATCCCAGTAACTGCTCCTGATTGTAGTCTTCTATAATAGTGTCTATCCTATAGTCAAAATAAGGGTAATTATTGCCACTATAAGCCTTCATTGTAAGTATAGCCCTGTCTACATTAGGGTCAAACTCTTGTGTAAATGCCTCAATCACAATATCAAAGCCCTTTCTAAAATCAAATCCATTATAGTGGAGTATTCTAAAGGCTACATTGTCTGGTCTGGGTTGGTATGTGTATATATCTGTGTCTACTCCATGGGGGATAACTATGCTGTCTATTCCAAACTGGTTATAGAATATGTCTCTGGCAAACTTGGAGGGGGTGATTACTACATCTAACTCCCTCATATATTGCTCCCAGTCTGGTGGGCATTTGCTAGACTCAAACATAAAGTAGCCTATTTTCTTTTTACTAGCCTCGGATCATCTCTACTTGTGGTGGTTGATGATATAAGAAAGCTATCTCTTGCCCCTTATTCTCTGTCTCAAAGTGTATTTGTGTGTCATCTTGGTTAATGCTATGCCATGTGTTAGAAACATTGCCAAAGCCCCCTATTTTGGTCTTCAATGGGGGTGTAGCATAGTAGATATTTGTAGTCATCTTGATATATGTTAGTTATATCTTTACTATAAACTAAAAAGAGCTATATTTCAAGCTCTTTATAGTATAAGTAAGGGGTTAGATTATGCTTCTAATAAAGCTACTCCTAGTCCTTGTCTCATGATAGATACTCCATATAGGGCTTCAGCTCTTGCAAACATTCCTCCAATTTTAGCATCATATCCCATAGTTAGTCTGATAGATAGACCAGTTTCTGGGTCATTGTAAACTCCTTGGTTTACTCCTAGTCCATTTCCATCAACTGGAAGTGGGCGGATAGCTAGACCAATAGCATCTCTGTGGAAAGCCATGTTATATTTGCTAACTGGGCTTCCTCCTGATTGGATCAACTGAGTCTCAAAGATTGACATCCCAGCTACTTGTGGTAGGTTAGCAGACTGTGCTACATCTCCACCAAAGTTTAATACTTTGTTGATATCATCATCTTTCAAAAGGTCAGCATATTTACTAGCAGATACAGCATAGATGAAAGGTCCTTCAATTGGAGCTTTGTTTCCAACTAGAGTTTCTCTCAAAGATACTATGTCATCATAGTGATTAGCAGTTTCAGCTTTTGTATTGCTGAAAGATAATCCAAGAGTAGCTACAGATACATCAATTTGCTTTAATACTGAGAAGATAGCTTCTGTAATATATCCTTGTAATACATCTGGTCGTGCCATTGCTCGTCCTACATCTTCAATCAAAACAGTCTTGTGCTTGTGTTGGTTAAGAGTAATGGTTACATCTGAATCAGCAGGTCCAGTTAGAGCATATTCAGATCCAGCTACTTTGTTGTCAGCTGTTCCTAAGTCTCCTAAGAAACCAACTTTTACAGCTTCTCCAAAAGCTCTTACATCTTCTGAGAAATCTACATTTACGAATCGTGAGATTCCTCTTCTTTCTTTTAAGGTCTCCATAGCAGTTGCTGCTGCAACAGTAGGGATGAATGAGTCAAGTAATGACTTTGTTATTTCTCCAGCCATAGTGGTAATTTAATTATTATTGTCCTAGTAATATTCGTCCTTCTTTTTGTGCCTGTTTTATATCTTTGATATTCTGGGCTACAAACTCTGAGTCTCTTAGTTGTGATTCTTTATAAATCACTCCACCTACATTGCTTGGGTTTCCCCCTTGGGAGTTTCCTGCATTAGAGGCTGTCTCAGGCTTGAAAAGATAGGGCATTTCAGTTTTAATTCTCTGCAATTCACTAGATAATGCTGTGGTGTTAACTTCCCCAGTCTCATCAGCTACCTTGTCAGTCTCAATAAATCGCATAATTGCTTTTACATCATGAGGGTTAAACTTTACTGCTTCCTGTATAAGTGAGTTCTCAAGATTGCTTTTCTTATATCTGTTCTTGATATCTTCAAGCTCTTGTGTTCGGGTCTCTGCAAGTTGTTTCCAGTTCCCTTCTTCTTCCGCTTTTTTAGTCTCGAACTCGGCTAGCTTAGCTGCCAATTCTTTGTATTTCTTATTGACTTCATCAAAGCGACTCTTGGGTATTTGTATCTCCTTTTGAGTATCTTGTACAGTGGTCTCAGTTACAGTTTCTTGGGTTGTATCGCTTCCCTGCGGTTGTAGTTCCTCAGACATAGTCTTATGTAATTATACTAATAACATCCTTATCGTGGATGACTCGCTATCGGTATATTATCACTTGTTGCCTAATCTTCTATATAGTCAGCTAACACATCAAGGCTTTCCTTTAATCTTTTGTCCTTAGTCTTCTTCTGAATATCTCTTATTGCCTTTGTGTCTTTATCTTTTATAGCTTGGTTTACTAGATTATAGTTTTTTATACCTATTTTAGTGGTGAAGGTATCAAATGCCCTAAGAATAGATTTAGGGCTGTTAGTGGTCAAGTTTTGGCTCTTTACATCCTCTCTAGGTACATAACTCTGACTATCTACATCCCAGACCTTGCTTACATCTGCTAATCCCTCTGTAAATGGTGATATAGAATGCCTACAGTTTACATGCTGTAGTCCATTAGCTTTAGCCTCTGCCAATGTAGTATAGCCTTTAGTTCTACCTGTTAGGGATAGCACCTCATTCTCATAAGGTCGGCATAAAGCACATTCCCCAAAGTGGTCTGACACTTGTACCAAATCATATCCCTCCTCAATTATAGTGTTACTTGTTCCCTGCCATTGTGCATCTGTGAGTATACTTCTAGCTACACTGGAGGCATAACTATCTATCCCCTGTCTTCTACCTGCTACAGACACTACAGCAGTAGCACTAGCATCCTTTAATACATTGGCCACTCCCTTGGATATAGTCTTTAGATCATCTCCTGTTAGGATACCTTTCCCAATCTCTGCCTTAATCTTTTCCTGCTCGGAGAATGTTAAAGCCCTTGTTCCACTGTCTCTTATCCCCTGGGATATTTTAGAGGTGTATGTATAGGTATTATTTATAAGGGCATCCAAAGCCTCCTGATGTTTGACTACAAATGATTGGTTAAACTCATACACTTGCCCACCTTTGATTGAGGCATTGACTGCATTGCTCATTCCCTCATAGTATAGAGAGGGGATAGTTACATTTGCCCAAGCCTCTAGCTGTAGATTATACTTATCTGCTATATTCTTAATAGCTTTAGACTTACTAGCTACAGTTCCCTTGTCTAGTCTATCTGCATAGGTAGCAAGGTCAAGATAAGCCTCTTTTACTATAGCTTCTATAAGTTTGACTTGTACATCTGATTGAACTATACCCTCAGGTCTAATTTTCCGTTCCATCGTCGTCGTCTTCGTCGTCGTCGTTGTTATCTGACATTCCTCTATTTACCATTGAGAATGGGTTGGCTTTGTTCTTAGCATCTAACTCTGTTTGTATTCTAGTTAGTTTGTCTTGTGCTTCATTGCTGGTTATTCCATCTACATTAGATATAGCATCCTCTTTAGTAGTTAGCTCATAATCTAGTTTAGCTTTCTCGGCTTCTAATATCTCTAGCTCATCCATAATAATTCCATCTTGCCAATAGATAGTCGGTACTTCGGTCTCGGCTGGTGCGATTCCATCTGTAGTCAATTTATTATTCCTTGCAAACTCAATAGCACTTTCTACTATTGCCTTTATTCCATTATCCCAATACATCTGCTTCCTGTGTTTTAATGATAGGGTTCTTAATAGCTTATATTTCAATGCCCTTCCTGACTCAGCTACTCCATACTTGGTAAGTCCAAACAAAGTGGGGGACATCTGGGAGCTGATCCATAACTGCTCTAATAATACATCAATCTGTGCAAATGATGACTCTAGCTTACTATCCCAGACAATATACTCTGGTTTACTAGCCTCTCCACTCATAGGGTGGCTTGGTAATTCAATCATACCTAAGTTCTGTCGGCTTACATTCCCATTGCCATCTAATACTCCCTGTGGTACTGCTAATATAGGGTCTCCATGTTTGTCTAATATATGCTCATTACGGGATAATCTGTTGTTTATAGCAAAGAATAGGTCTACTAGATCCTCATAGTCACTAATACCCCAGAACTTGCCACTCATACCCCAGTTCTTTATGTGGTGGATTAAACTATACCCCTCACCTATATTGGTCTTTACAATTGGCTCTATTCCTAATAGGTCTACTGTGCTATATGATCCCCCAATGGTGCTATTCTTAAAATCATACACTTGGGTTTCTATCTCGCCTACTCTATATGTCTCTACTACTAGATATTCTCTCTCATCAATAGTCTGCCTATATGCTAATACATGCTCTTTTACTGGAGTCTTTACATTGCTCTCATTATATACTGGGAAGTATACATCAGGCTTGACTGTATCTACTCTAATCTGTCCATCTACTGCCAGTATTCTCATCACTGAGTCACCTTTATAGCTTGAGACTAATGCTTCCTCATATAAGGTAGTCCAAAGGCTGTTCTCATAGAATAGCTTGTCTATAAAGTCTTGGTTTCTTTCATTTTGCAATACTATCTTAGGCTGTTCCTCAAATAATAAGTCAGCTGATATAGTGCTAATAATTCTAGGATAGGGTAGTACCACATATCTAACTGTAGGGTCTTGCCCTGCAAATTGACTTGCATATAGGTCTAACTTACCTCTGAGGGCTGTTCTATGGTTTCCCATAAATAACATCTCATAGGTCTCGTATTTGGCTAATCTGTCTATGTCTTTTTGCGGAGGATATTGCTTCATATATTAAAATCCAAATGGTTTATTACTATATACTTTAGCACTTGTTGCCTTTTCAGCCTCCATATAGTCTACAGTATATCTCAACCCATCGCAAAAATGGTCTTTGACTTTGATTGGGATATCCATATTCTGTCCATCTTTGTTCTTCTGCCATCTATAGAATTGTAGCTCTTTTATAGCATTGACTGAGTCGCTGGTCACATAGAACTGCTTAGTTTTTACTGCATTGATGCCTCTTATTACTGAGCCTTTATTCTTATATGCTGGTTTTATATTATATCCTGCATTGAATATATCGTTTATCTTTCCAGGGTCTTCACTATCTCCCACCATTACTGTCTGTCTGTCTATCCCTAGCTCTTGCATCTTTCTGATTATATCATCTGAGTTTAATCCTGATTGATATAGCATCTCTTTAGCATATATCACATTATCCTTTTCCCTTACCTCTACAATAGCAGTCTGGTTATTAAATCCCCAGTCAGCTCCATAGTATCGCCTATCATAAATCTCTGGCAATGTATCACATACCTGCCAATGGGTGTATATTAAGTCTTCACTCACTCCCCGCTCTCCTAATCCAAACACTCTCCAGAAGTTAGGGTCAATGTTTTGGTATTGTTCAATCTCAGCTACTGTCTCCTTGTTTAGGAATGGGTTGTCTTTATAGGTAGACTTTATTACCATACAATCCTCTCTAGTCATTACATCATCATAGATCCAGTGGAATGAATCTGATGGGTTGAAGTCTAATGTAATCTCCCCTGTTGTTCTCATAGCTAACTGCCTCCAGTCTTCTCTGCCTAACTCATTAGCCTCATTAAGCCATAAATAGTCTCTTTTAGCCCCTCTTTTCTTCTGAGGGTTATCCATACCCAAGAACTCTATTAGGTTGCCATTTAAGGTGTATGTTTTAAGTGTTTTGTTGTGGTTGGTAGAGTTATACAATCCCCAGTTGATAAGTATCTCAAAAAAGTCTCTTGCTACAGTTAAATCTAAAGCAGGGGATGTCTTTCTTACAATAGATAAGACTTTCCCCTTTTCTTTTAATAGCTTGAGGATATACTTCTGGCAAATAGAATATGTCTTGGAACTTCTGGAGCTTCCCTGATTGACTATAATTCTTTTGTCTGCCTTCCAGTTTCTCTCAAATACATTAGTTGCTTGGTATCTTCATTGTCTTGTATTACATATAGGGCAGAGGGTGACTACTTGGGTTATTACTATCCCACAGCCTTTGCATTTGTTGTAGTTTGGTTTAGTCTAATTAAATATTTTTGATGTTCTAATATATCTGG